AAATGCCGAGGGGCAGGGCGCACGCGACAAAGGTCATGTCAGAACCTGCGGAGGCAGTCTTGACGGGCTGTTCCTCGGCGGTCTCGGTGATAATTTCAGCGATATTCTCTTTCTTTCTTGCGGCCATGATAGGCTCCTATATAGAAGGTGTTGATTAGATTTTACACTAAAAAGGCGGCGTGATGCCGCCCTGATATGTGATGATCTCTCAGTTAGATACCGAGCATAGTAGCGACAAGAGACGGCCTGCGGATTACGCATCCCCAGGTAGCTGCGCTCGCCTTCTGCTTATAGCTGGAGAGTTCCGGGATAAGCCTGCCCATGCGGAATTTCTCAGCAAAGGCAGTCCATCCGGTCTCATCGCCATAGAGATCCCTGACGGTCATGTAGAGCATCTCGCCGGAGGCAGTGGAGAGTTCCGGAACCTGAACGATCTCGAGGTTCGGGAAGTTCTCCTGCAGGAGCACCTTCGCGGTCTTTCCGTACTGATTCGGGATAGTAAGGTAAGAAATCATCTTATTGCTTACTCCGAGCACAATCGGCGCGTTGGTCTCAAGGTGGCCGGCATTGTTCGCGGTGAGCGCGCTCCAAAGCTTGGAAACATCGTTATAAACGATGTTCGCGGCCTCGGCAGGAGACGCGGCTACCTTATCCGCCCAGGTGCTCTTTCCGCCGGTAGAGATAGGCGCGATAGATGCAGGCAGGTTAGGATCATTCAGCATGCCATAGGACTGAATACCCTTGACGCCGTACATCTGGAATTTGTTCTCGGCGCGCGCGATGATCTCGGCGGCCGCAAACTGCTTCCTGGAGACGAGAGGGATCTTAGCCGCGGATGCCTTGTCGCTCTCGAGGTCGCCGTATTTGATAGTGGTCTGGTAGCGGTAGATCTGACGGCTCGGGAAGTTGTAGTTGACGTCAGTAGTAACGCCATCCGCATAGTCATTATATGCGGTGACATTGCCCTCAATCTCCTCAACCTCGAAAGTCGCGAAATCCCACTCCCAGCTTCCTACCTTGTTAGGCGCGAAAAACTTAGACGCGTTGGTAACGCCGAAGAGCACCTGCACGATACGGGGATCGATATAGGTGTACAGAGCGGCGGGCGCGCCGATGTTCGGAGCGGTAGACGCTGCAGAGTCCATCGCAAGCTGACGGGATGCGGCGGCATAGTCTACAGTGATCCTGCCGTCCTTTACGCTGTAAGGCATGAAGCCGACAGCATAGGGGCTGGAAATACCCTTCTGCCTGGCAAGTTCAAAATCAAGATCCATAAGGGCACCTCCTTAAGCGCCGATACGCTGATAGATAACCACGTCACCCTCAGCCGCAGACGCAAGGCCTGCAGGGAGGATTACGATCCAGCCGGTGTCGTTGTCGGCTCCGGCATTGCCGTAGGTGACTGCGCCGGTAGCAGGATCGCAGAGCACTGACTGCCCCTCGGTGGCCGCACCGGTTGCGAGCGCGTAAAACTGCCCGCGAAGCGCAATCGGTGCAGAGCTCCCGGAGACATACACATTGGTCGCCTCGGTCAGGGGATTGGTAATCACGCTCACGCCGTTGCGCTCAACAAAACCCAGGGGCTTGCCGGTGCCGGTAGCCGATGCGGTCTTAACATCGCCGTCAGACGCCTTTGCAAAGGCAAATCCGCCGGCAGCAAGAGTGCCGTCAGAAATATAGTTCTCTGCGGTGTAAATGGCCTGACCGGGATTTACCTCCTGCCCCGGTACGCCTACAGCAGGATAAAGCTTTACGCTCTTCTGAAATCCGCTCATAGTTACTCCTTGTTGATAGAGTTAAGGATCTCGCCCAGGAAAGAGGGCTTGCCGCTCTGCATCTTGCGATCCATAGCCGCGCCGCGCTTCCCGCTCTTAAGTGCGAGGACGGTACGGTAAACCATCATCGCGTCCCTGTTGGAAAGCCCCTTAGTCTTGAAGCCCTCCTGCCTGAGAGCCGCACGGTAGATATCGCCGGCGGAGTCAAAGGCGCCCAGCTTCACGCGTCCGAGAGTCTTCCTGCACTCCTCAGCGGCGTTCAGCTTCGCGTTAAGACGCCCGGTGACCATAGACACAATCTTCCTCAGCGCGCGATCCTGCGCAGCGGCAGGCTTCCCGGCAGGCTGTGCGCCGCCCTTAGCGTACTTAAGCCCGGCGGCAAAAGCCTTCTGCACCTCGGGGTCTTCCCCGTCAAGGCCGCAGGCCTTAAGACCGTCAGCTACCATATCGCCGCCCTGCTCACCTGTCTCTTCATCCTCGTCCTCGGCGGGTGCGGCGTCAGGATCTGCTACGGACTCGTCCTCATCCTCGGCGGAAGCAGCGGCAGGATCCTCAGCTGCCGGCTCATCCTCATCCTCAGCGGGAGCAGCGGCAGGAGCATCAAGATCCTCGTCCTCATCGGCTGCGGCGGCTGCCAGTCCCTTGAGCCTGTCGGCGAGTCCGGGGACCTTTGAGAGGTCGGCGCCGGCGTTCTTAAGGTCTTCAAGGATGGAGGTAATCTCCGCGTCCTTATCATCATCGCCTACAGCCTCGGAATGCGGCTCCTGCTCTGCGGGCGATGCGTGCAGGTCAATAAGCTTCTGAGCGCCCTGCTTGACCTGCTGCGCAAGCGCTACTTCCTTCTTCTCCACTGCATCATCATCTGACGCGGGCAGAGTCTTCTCAACATCGGCCATATTGCCTCCTTTTGAGTCATACACCAAAACTTCATGCCCTGCCCGCCCCTCGTCAACCAAAGCGAGATGATTGGCTGAGATATCGGTCATGATGAAGTCATATTTTTCACCGTCAGGCGTCTCGCCCGGCGTAAAAACAGGTTTATAGCGATATGCCAGGCTTAACTCGCGCATAGAACCGTCGTTAATGCGGTCAATCGCGTTCTTGTCCTGGATATGCAGGGAATTTGTTAAAAACGGGGAATGAAACGCGCCGTCAGTGCCTGTAGAGCCGACACGCGTGTTTTTCGCGGGATTGTCCGCATAGTCCATGTGGTGCGCTAACTGGATTGGGATGCCGTTGACGCTCTCAATAGTCTCGGGCTTCGACAGCTCCGATGCCGGCCTGTAGCCCCTGTAGACTCTTTCAGGCTCAAGCCCGAGTTCCTGCCATCCCGGGATCTCGCATCCTCTGTACGGCGCCACCTGCACGCGCGTCAGCGGCGAGATGGAAACATGTAAAAAGCCGTTTTCGTCATACGTGCGTTTTGACTGCGCGTCAAGCGCGATTTTCTCAATCACTGAATAACTCCTCCGGCAGAACCATACGCGCCTGGCACCTGCAGTATGGCAGCTCACCGGGCAGTACGTTCTTGCCGACATCCGAGTCGTACAAGCCTATTTTAGTATCAAATGTCTTTCCGTCAAAGGCTTTATGCGTTTTTCGCTGCGTAAACTGTCCGGGCACGTGCATCCAGATGCACTTTGTAATCCCGAGGTCGGCGGCGTTATCCCTTTGGATCTGTTGATTGAGTTTATTGCTCTGATCCATAGCGACACGTTTTGCCCTTTCCTCGTCAAAGCCCTGGGAGCCTTTCAGCAAATTCTCGATATCGCTGAAACTGACATTCTGTCCGTTAGTCTCTTCCATCAAAGCCTGCAGTCGGGCTAAATCCTGAGAGGCCATCTTGGTTATCAGCTTTGTATTGTCCTCGATGTGCTTCTGCAGGTTTTTGGCCGCCGTCGGGCTTATATACTGACGTTTAAGCACCGGGATGCCCCAGCGCGCGTCTATGCTCTTCTCGCTCACGCCCGCCGCCTTGAGCGCCTGCTTCTGCGCGTGCGTTGTCGTGCGGTACATGGCGGCGCAGAACCAGCGGGATATCGCTTTGGCGACCTGCCCGGCCTTTACCATCCATCGCGCCATATCAGCGGCAAATCTGCGTGTGATATCAGACGGAGACGGCTCGAAGCCCCCGGCGGCGTCATGCGCCATGCCGAGTTCTCGATGTAAATCCCTGAGGGCGTCGCGGAGAAGCATGCGCAGGGCGTTCCGGAGCCTCCGGGCGTACTCTT